ATTGCCTCAGGTCTGAGAATCTTTCTGCCATACATATGCATACCACGAACAATATCAGCGAAAGAGTCAGGGTCTCTATATGTCTCTGTCTTATTGATTTGCTCTGCAGTAGCTACTGCTGAACTGTGTCCTGCAACGATAACTCCATAGTTAGAGTTTTGGTTTGCTGAACCTGTAGTTCCCGGTCCTGTTCCAACTGCAGGTAAGTTATTTGACATATATACGTCAAATCCATGTATCTTTCCTACAGATAGACCTGCTCTTAATCCACCTGACTCACCGAAGTCACCATTTAAAAGTCTTGAATCTTCA